AATGTAACTAATCAAGGAAAATGAAGAAATATCGAAAGACATGCAAACTAATTGGTAATGAGGTAGAAACGAGGTAATTTGCATAAAACTGCTCTATTAGTAAAGGGTAGAAATATGCAGATATAGGCAAAAGTTCAGTTACTAAATCATTACCAAGATTGGGAATAGGTAACGAAATGCAGATATAGGTAACTGAAATTATTTGGTTCGTGTGTTTGTTGCTTCGGTCGGCAGTTTTCTGCATAAGTAAGGAACGCTTTGAAATTGGTAATTTTGCCTCAAAATATCAAAGCGTATGAAAACAGAGAAAATGAAGGTGTTGCTCTACCTCAAAAAGAGCGGAAAGGATAAGCAGGGTAAAGCTCCCATTATGGGACGTATCACACTTGGAAGAAGTATAGCACAGTTTAGTTGCAAGCTATCTTGTGATATAGATTTGTGGAGTCCTCGTGAGAGTAGAATGAGGGGCAAGAGCCGTGAGGCGGTGGAAGTGAACGGAAAGCTGGATAGTTTAGTACTTTCTATTCAGTCCGCTTATCAAACATTGCTGTCCAAAGGACAGGCATTTACTGCCACGGACATCAAGGAGCAGTTTCAAGGGAGCGTACAATCTCGGTGTATGCTTATAGAACGCCTTGATAGGCTTATCAGGGAAAAAGAAGAACACGTTGGAATAGATATTAAGAAAGAGACGCTATCTAATTATTACTCTACACGAGGAAATCTTCGCACATTCATCGAGGAGAAATATAAGGTAGAGGATTTAGCTTTCTCACAACTATCTGAAAACTTTATTTATGATTTTAGAGATTATTTCTTGGGGACATTAGGTTTTCAAGAGAGCAGTTTCTATGGTGCTGCTTCCCAAATAAAGACCGTATGTAGGTTGGCATACCGTGAGGGATTGGCTGACACCTTGTTGTTTGCTAATGCAAAAATAGCAAGAGGAGATAAGAAGCTACCCAAAGCTCTTGACAGGTGTTCGCTTGACAAACTAATGAAGATACAGTTTGAAGAGTTAGAGGAGGAAATGGAAACCGCAAGGGACTTGTTTGTCTTTGCTTGCCATACGGGTGCTGCCTATTGCGATTTGATGGAATTAAGTAAGACACATCTTGTCCGTGATGACGAAGGAAGTCTTTGGCTGAAGTTCAACAGGCAGAAGACTGGTGTACTCTGCCGTATCAAGTTGTTACCCGAAGCCATCAGGATAATAGAGAAGTACAAGAGCGATGAAAGGGAAAGCCTATTGCCACAGATGAAATATGCCACCTATCAATCGTATCTCAAAGCATTGCGCCTAAGAGCAGGCATAGCCTTTCCCTTTACCACGCATACAGCAAGGCATACCTTTGCCACGCTCATTACCCTTGAACAAGGAGTACCGATAGAAACGGTGAGCAAGATGTTGGGACATAGCAATGTGAGTATGACCGAGCGATATGCAAAGGTTACGCCACAGAAACTGTTTTTGGAGTTTGAGCGTTTCCTTTCCTTTACAGAGGATGTGCAGATGAGTATTTAGCAATAGGCATATTAAAACTAAAATCATGATGAGAAGTACATTCAAGACTCTGTTTTATATCAACAGACAAAAGACCAAAGCAAATGGTCTTACCTCCATACTCTGCCGTATCACGATAGATGGCAAGAACTCTGTCATTACTACAAACGAAGAATGTAAGCCTGCGAAGTGGAATGCCAAGCAAGGAATAACTACAGATAAGAAAACAAACCTTCGCCTGCAATCATTCAGAGAACAAGTAGAAAAGACCTATCAGGAACTGCTCCTAAAAGACGGGGTGATAAGTGCTGAACTGCTTAAAAACAGATTGCAAGGCATAGCAACTTCTCCCACCACTTTGTTGGAGCTAAGCAATACAGAACTACAATCGGTAAAGGAAGGTGTGGGCAAATCAAAGGCAGAAGGTACATACACTAACCTTTGCTATGCAAATAGGATGTTATGCGAGTTTATCAAAGACTTGGGGGGTAAAGATATAGAAATCCGAAGTATAACAGAGGAACTGTTTGAGGAATACCGCTTCTTTCTTAAAAAGAAAGGGTTGAAAGGGTCTTCTATCAACAATTATCTCTGTTGGCTGAGCCGTTTGATGTTTCGTGCGGTAAGTCAGCGCACCATTCGCTATAACCCATTTGAGCATGCGGAATATGAAAAGGTGGAAAAGGCAATTCGTTTTCTTAGCAAGAGTGATGTGGCAAACCTGATGGCAATGAAAATGTGTGATAGCGATGCCGAACTTGCAAGGCAGATGTTCATCTTCTCTTGTTTTACAGGTTTAGCCATTGCGGATATGGAACGCTTGAAGTTTGGGCATATTAAGAGCGCAGCGGACGGACAGATGTATATAAGAAAGGAGCGTCAGAAAACAAAAGTAGAATTTATAATGCCGTTACATCCCATTGCCAAGATGATTATCGAGCAACAAAGGCAGCTACAAGCGGTGAAAGAAGAAGGCAATAACACGAATATGGATAATCGTCTTATCTTTCAACCCTGTTGCAGCAGAAGTGTGTTAGCTGCGAAGTTAAGCATCGTAGGCAAGGCTTGTGGTATCAAACAACGTCTGTCCTATCACATGGCAAGACATACCTTCGGAACGATGTGTCTGAGTGCAGGTATTCCCATAGAGAGCATCGCCAAGATGATGGGACACGCATCAATTGCGAGTACGCAGATTTATGCGCAGGTAACGGACTGCAAGATTTCGGTGGATATGGACAGACTCATCGCTAAACATCAGGAAAAGAACAAAGAGGATGATAAGGTAACGGTAAAGGAAACTACTACCATAGGGACAATGGCTATTGCCAACACAGGAAGAAACAAAAACATGGAGGAAACGGCATGAATACGGAAGATGAAATAAAGACCAAGGCTGCAATCCGTCTGAACACGGGGCGCAGCTACTTCGAGTGGGGAAATGGTATGCAGGTTATCCGCAGGGGAAAAGGCGAAGTAGCCATGACCGAGGGCGAGCTTGCAAGGTTCTTCGGAGTTACATGGAGAAAAGTCAATGGCAGACTTCGGACGATAACCGAAGAATCCGTCCTGCATCCAGAAGAAAGGGGCGCAGACGAAAGGAAAATAGTCACGGATAAGGAGGTAAGGGGCTACGCACCGCTTTACCCACTACCGACAATCATCGCCCTTTCCTTTCAACTTGACTGCGTAGAAGCCCACCTGTTCAGAAGGCATGTGTGCAGTGAGTTGATGCGTCCAAGGAACTCCGTGATTCCTATCATCATGTTTGACAGAGGTGTTAATAGCTGAATATGTACCAATCCTTTTTCTTTCATTGTTTTCTTACTACATTACTACAATATGAGATAAACCGATGAAAGAAAAAGGATTACGTTGTTGTCAGTAGTTGCTTATGTGTGTTACTACGATATGACTACATACTACCAACAAGTGAACGGAAAGAATATGTTTCTATTAACTATAGAATAGAATCAGAGAGGATTGTGAACTTTCGGATATGGCTATGTAAATAAGATTGACAAATACAAGAAGGTTTTTCTTGGCTGTCGTGCATATTCCTTGAAGGCAACAATTCTATTGCCACAAATAGTCGTAATTATGGTTACTAAACATCTCATTTTCCCCTCGCTCAAAATATATTGTCTTAATAATGAAACCTTCCCTTGCTTTGGACATAGAATACGGAAAGAGAGATTGGTCAACAAATCCTATAGAGTTTACATATCTGCCCAGCGGAGTGTCTATGTATTTGTATTCCTGATGAAGCGACAACTTTTCTCTGCTGATTTGCCTGATGGTATCAATTATATGGAAACTTCTGTCATCAACCAAAATGCTGAAACAGGCTTGCCTATTTTCCATTCAAAATCATAGACAAGTAAGGGTTTGGGAATGGACTTGTCGTAATAAAAAATTTGTTTTCCCTGCTCGTGGAGGTATAAAACGGCATTTTTCTTGCCCTTTACATAAACTTTCCTGTATTCGTCTCCCTTAATGATGGTATCTTCCCTGACAGTATTATAGATAAATCTGATAGAAAAAAGGACGGAAAGGGTCTGTCACTACTTCTTTCCATGAAGTGCCTTCAGGGTAATAGATGTACTCATATTCTTCCCTGTCGTTTCCACACCCGGAGAGACAAAGAAATTCCACGAGTCCCAAAAGCAATTCCCAAATAAGCAACATGACAGAGAGTCCCTTAGTCCTTATCATCGTCCCTAATTATTTTATGCGGAAACTATCTTTTATCGTATCCACCATGTCTAATTTCTCCCATGTAAACAATTCCACCTGAATGTTTTTTGTTCCATGATACCTGCTTGTAAATGTTTTGTTCACAACTTCATTTTTCTGTCCCATGTGACCATAGGCTGCCGTTTCCGTGTACATCGGCTGGG